GAGCTCGCGATCCGCTTTGGACGTAAAGCTAAAAACTTAATGGATTCTTTAGAATACAAACAAGTATTTGATACTAGACTACGTGAGGATTCTCAAGCCGCTGGTAAATGGGAAACTGAACAGGGCGGAGAATATTATGCAGCCGGTGTCGGATCGGCAATCACGGGTCGTGGAGCGGATTTACTTATCATCGATGATCCACATTCAGAACAAGATGCGATGAACATGGATTCTATGGAGAAGGCATATGAATGGTATACATCAGGCCCTCGTCAGCGTTTACAACCAGGTGGAACAATTGTTGTGGTTATGACAAGATGGAACACAAAAGATTTAACAGGGATGTTAATTAAATCACAAAAAGAAATTAAATCAGATCAATGGGACCTTATTGAATTTCCGGCAATCTTACCTTCAGGAAAATCAGTTTGGCCTGAGTATTGGAAAGTAGAAGAATTAGAAGGTGTTAAAGCATCTTTATCTATTGGTAAATGGAATGCACAATGGATGCAAAATCCAACATCAGAAGAAGGATCATTAATTAAAAGGGATTGGTGGAAGAAATGGGAGAAATCTTATATGCCTCCTTTACAACATGTTATACAAAGTTATGATACGGCTTTTTTAAAAAAGGAAAGTGCTGATTATTCTGCAATAACTACTTGGGGTGTATTCTATCCAGACCAAGATAGTCCTGCTAATTTAATATTATTAGATGCAGTTAAGGAAAGATTAGAGTTTCCAGAACTAAAGAAAAAGGCCATGGAACAATATAAATATTGGAATCCTGAGACGGTTATTATAGAATCTAAAGCTTCGGGACTGCCTCTTACTTATGAGTTGCGTAAAATGGGGATACCTGTTATAAATTTCACACCTAGCAGAGGAAATGATAAACATGCTAGAGTAAACGCTGTATCACCACTATTTGAAAGTGGTATTATTTGGGCGCCAGATGAAAAGTGGGCAGAAGAAGTTATAGAAGAATGCGCTGCATTTCCTTACGGGGAACACGATGATCTAGTGGATTCTATGACACAAGCGGTTATGCGTTTTAGACAAGGTGGTTTTATTTCGCACCCGGAAGATGAAAAAGATTTTGAACTACCACCAATGAACAGGGAATATTATTAAATGGGATCAATTATAAAAGCTATAAGACCTTTAATAGAAAAGGTAGCCACAGCTTCAGCTCCTGTTGTTACAGAAGCTCCAGTTGCAAAAGCTCCTCCTATTGATTATAGAAAAGTTAATCTTAAAAATGTTTACGATCAAAATCCTGTATTAAGAAAAATGTTTGGGAATGCAGATGATTATGTATCTTTGTTTGCAAAAGGTGGACCTGTTGATTTTTTATATAACAACAGAGAAACTATATATGTTCCTGAAGATGAAAAAATCTTTGAAGAAAGAGAAGAAGATATTATGGCATCAGCACCTAATCCAAGAGCTGAAAAAAATAATATAGCTATAGAACTTTTTGGAAAACCTTTGTTTCAATTAACTCCTATGGAGATGGAACAGTTAGAAAATTTTTTACAAGAGAAAGCAACAAAATTAGCAATGGGTGGTATTGTTAGTTTAGCAGGTGGAGGATCAGCAGGATACCCACCAATAGAAGTAGGTATTATTGAAACACCTGATCAAAATTTAAATGTAGGGCTTTCACAAAATTTAGATCCTTTTGCTAGCTACACTAGAAATTTTGAAATTCCTGGTGGACAAGCAGGTGCTGGGATATATGCACAAAGAGGAATGGCTCCTAGTATAGGTGCAGGATTTGGTATGATGGATCAAGGTAATCAATTTTCAGGAAATATAAATTATAGTCAAGACCGCGGTCCTCAATTCAATTTGCAGTATAGAAGAGAATTTGAGCCAGGTGGAGGACTGAATTCTTTATTCAGAATGAAGTAATGGCTGGTCCATTTGAATCAATCTTAGATAATTTAAAATCACGACAACGGCTCGCGGACGGCGGACCGGTTAAGAAGTTAACTCCAGATGAAATCGCAGAGATTGTAAACAAGCTTGTAGAAAAAACAAATAACGTTTTATACGACAGAAAAACTGGTGAAGTTAAACCAGCTGTAAAACGTGGCCTCGCGCGCGGGGGAGAGGTTAAAAGTAAAATGGCAAGGTTTGGAAACGTAGGTTATAAATTTAGAAAAGAAGTACCTAGTGTAACTAAACTTAAAGAAATTTTAAATAACTTAGAACCTGGTCAAGAAATAACTAAATCAGAACTTTCTAGATTATCTGGAACTAATCGTAGAACAGTTAGTAATGTTTTACAAAAAGAATTTCCAAATCTCAACATTGGAGAAGGATCTAAAATTAATATAAAAAGATTAAATCAAATTAAAGAAAAAACAGCTGAAGCTGAATATAGGAAACTTTTAGAATCAGGGTATTTAGAAGATTATAAAAAAAAAATAACTTCACCTAAAAGCGCAACAGATAAAAGTTTAACCAATGAAGCATTAGCAAAAAAATATTTTCCTAATATTTCTAGTGCAGCAGCCATTGGTAGAATAGAAAGAGCTAACTTTAGAATCAGACAAGAATTACCTGAACTAACATATCCAGAAGTAGATCCTTCTGAGTCTTATAAAAGAAGACAAGCTAGGAAAGCTGAAAGTACAAAATTTCTTTCTGAAGATGAAAAAGCAATATTAAGACAACAACAAGCTCAAAAGAAAATAATCAATAAATTCTTTCAAAAAAACCCTGAAGAAATTTTAAATAAAATAAAATTAAAACAATTGATAGATGTAAAATTAAAAAATGGAAAACTAGATTTTACACCAAGATATAAAAATCCAAAACAATATATTAATCTTGCTAGATCTGGAAAATTATTTGATGAATTTGATATTACTCCAATAAGATCAGAAAAAAGAAATATTCAATTTCCTGTAAATAAAAATATTGGTCCAGGAAAATTTAACCAAGGTTTTATTAGACAAGTAGATGCTTATTTTAAAAAAACAAAAGATTCTACGGATCCTGATGTTTTAAAAAACAAAGCAGCTATATCTGATTTTTTAAATGATGTTGGAATTAGAGTAGAAGTTGAAGGTGAAAGAATTGGTTCAAAAATTTTACCAGCTATTGATAGAACAACAGGAGATTTACCTAATATACGAAATACATTATCTAAATTAGATTTAAGTAATCTATCTGTTTCAGGATATGTTTCTCCAAAAACAAAAAATGTAGAATCATTTTTTGATAATGAAACTTTTAAACCTAAACAAGGAACAGGTAAAATGCTTTTTGAAAAGTACAGTGCTGCTAAACCGGCGATACAACAGGCAGCAAAATATATACCAGGAAGTTCTGTGGCGTTAGCCCCTACAGATTTGTTTTTAAACTATGCAGCTGGAGTTCCATTCTATGATTCTTTAGCAAGTGCTGGTTCTTATCTTTTAAAAGATCCTGTACTATCAAGAGCTGTAAACGTTCCATTAGCCATAAGAAGTATGACTGATTATGGTAATACACAAGAAATGTTAGATGCTGCAAAACAAAGAAGAGAAGGTATAGAACAAGGTATTACAGATTTTAGACAAAAAGTAATGGACACTTTTACACCTAAAAAAAGACCAGAAGGAATCATGCAATTAGCTAATGATATCCAAGAGCCTGACACCTTTACAGATAACAGATTATTAGATATAGTATCGCCATAAAGGTGAAATATAATCAACAGGAAAGAGAATGGCAGATATAGACGACGCATTACCAAATAATCCACCATCGGATTCACAATTTGTAGAACAAGAAGTTTTTACTAAAGAACCAGATAGTGAAGTAGAATCTGAATCTACAGATGAAGTAGAGATAATTGAAACCGAAGACGGTGGAGCAGAAATTTCTTTTGAACCCAATGCTCAAGAGGGTTTAGAATCTTTAAATCATTTTGACAATTTAGCAGAAATTATTAATGACAATGAATTAGATTCTCTTGCGAATGAATTGTATGACAAATATACTGAATACAAAGAGTCAAGAGGAGATTGGGAAGAAACTTACCAAAACGGATTAAACTTACTTGGATTTAAATACGAACCAAGAACAGAACCTTTTAGAGGAGCAGCAGCAGTTACACATCCTGTACTTGCAGAAGCAGTAACCCAATTTCAAGCACAAGCTTATAAAGAATTATTACCAGCC